CGCCGTGGTGACCCGGCCGCCCGACTTCCAGCCATTGGCGTCGGCGATATTGGCATTCTCGACAAAGGTCGCGACGTCGATCGCGTCGATGCTGAGGCCCGCGCCGCCGACGCGGATATTGTTGGGGCCCTGATGCCAGCCCAGCGCGAAGGTCAGCGCCTGTATCCAGCCATTCTCGCTATAGACCCATGTCGTCTGGTCATCGGCGCGGCAGGGGCCATCACCCCCTGGGAATGTGCTGTCCTGGCGCGGGTCGTAGCAAAGCACCCATTCGCCCAGCCAGTTGAGCTGGGGCGTGCTGGTCAGCGTCTCGTCGCCCTTGCCGTCAAACAGCAGGCTATTCATCACGGCGGCATAGCCGGATAGCTTCGAACCGCTGCCCCAGCCCGGCGGCGTGCCGACCCCGTTGGACAGCGCCATCGCCTCGGGGCAGGCGCCATATTGAACGTCCTGCCAGATGCGCGGCTGACCGCCGATGGTATAGTGACCAAACAGCCCGCCCGAGAAGCTGATCGGCTCCTTTTCCATGTAGGTCTGGGTAATGGCATGGACCGGCCCGCAGCCCGACAGGACGCTGACGATCGTGTCATAGGCGTTGTCGCGGCCATGCTGCTTGCGGTAGCGGATATCGCCACTGGCGAGCGTGCGGCCGAACAGGATCGGGATCGGAGAATCCGGGTCGGCCGTCCAGGTCGTCTGCACCCCGCCGACACTCGGCTTCTTCGCCGTCATGGCGCCGACGATGCTGGCTTCCAGCGCTACCGCCGTGGCGAAGGCCGACGCGGTCGCAGCCGACACGCCCAGCGCGCCGGCCAGCAGGGTCGAACCGCCCCCGGTCGGGATGGCAGCGGCAATGGCGACGGCGAACGCCGCAATTCTGAGCGCTTTGGCCATCAGGTCCTCCAGGCTGCGAGCATCTGAACCGGCTGCACGATCGCGGCGCCTTCCAGATCTTCCAGCCAGCACAGCACGCGGCCATTGTTGATGCAGATGCCGAAGCACCCGAAGGGCGGCTCGCCAGGGATCTCGACGATATCGCCGATGATCCGCATCGCGGGCGTGATGCGGCGACCCGGCAGCCATGCGTCGAGGCAAGCCGCGCCGCTGCCACCATGACGGCGCAGGAAACGCATCAGGCCGGTTGTGCTCTTCCACGTCCCGCCCTCGCCGATGCGCGGGCGGTGGCCCATGGCGCGCAAATGGCTGATCACCATCTTGCCGCAGTCATGCGTGCCGATCACGAGGGGTTGCCCCGCGAACCGGTTGACGGTCTGCAGGGTGGCGTTGCGCCGCTTGCTGATGTTCATTTTTAGAAGCTGGCCTGTCGGTTGGTGTCGATCGCCTGGCGCACGGCTTTCCAGCCGGTCACCTTCTCCACCCCGCCGCTTGGCGGGTTCGTCCCCCAATAGCTGTTCTCGGTGACGCCGGTGACATGGTCCATGCCGGCCTCGTCGGGCCAGACGCGGCGATGGAAGTTGCTCGACATCACCCGGTCCTCATCGTTGAGCATCAGATAGTCCATCTCGCTGATGACATCGAAATCGACCTCGCATTTGCGCGAGCCGAACGCATGCACCGGCACGTCGATCATCCCCCGGATCAGCACATGCGGCTCGCCGATCGACAGGCCGGTCGCGTCGTCGCGCGCGCCCACCATCACGGTGACGACGGACCCCTGATTATCGGGATCGGACATCAGCGCGGCGGCTTCGTCGCTTTCCGGCAGGATCGTGACGGACGTGCCCGGGGCCTCGTCGCCAAAGCCGTCTTCGATCTCGTCGATCGATGCCCAGGATCCGAAGCCATCGACATGGCCGTAATAGTCCTGCCCGTCGATCTCGATCTCTGCCGAGCCGTCGAGCAGGCGCACGTCCAGCCCCTCCGGCAACTGCATGCGCAACGCGCCGAACATCGTCACGCGCGCGCCGGCAAACGCCGCGTCCAGGGCGGGGGAGAGGATGGTCATGTCACTGCACTACACATGGGCGCAGACAGATCAGCGGAAGCGTAGAGCGATCTCTCGCCCTGTTCAGCCACACAACGTCTCCGTTGCCGTTGCGAGCATCCACCACCAAGCCCAATGGACTCCCACTCGCCAATCGAACAAAGTCGCCAACAATGACTGGCTCATGAGTCGCCTTCTCCACTAGCGCTAAGCGAGAGGCGGAGAACGATGCCTTCTTCATTGTCATGACAACCTCAGGGGGAAAGAATGGAAGAGGAATTCAAAGTCGGAGAGACGGTCAAGCTCAAGTCCGGCAGCCCCAAAATGACGATCACGACTGTCGGCGAACGCTACGGGACGCCCACGATCTGGACGACATGGTTTGACGGAACGAAGAAGCTGGAAGGCGATTTTCCGCCGGAAGCGCTCGAAAGAGCTTAATTTCCATCAGCATCAGCGGCCTGATCCTGCGGCGGATCGACCCGGATTAAGCGATAGGCGCGATAACCGGCCTTCTCCCAGCACCCTAGTATGGCAGTGCCGGGGCGCCCGTTCACGGCTTCGATAGTCCATTGGTCCGCCGGCAATAGCGTCATGCCGGACCAATCGTCGCCGAAGCCATAGAGGCGGTGGATTTGCTGAGCCTGGCCGCCCAGGACAGGGGGCTGCAATTGAGCGCGGGGATCAAACACATCCTTGCCGTTTGTCGTCTCCATCACGCCCGCTCCATCACATCAAACACCAGCCCGACCGTTCGCTGCATGTCGATCGGCCACGAGAAATTATCGCCGACGATCCATCCCTCGATCACCGGGCGCCGGATCTCGACCGCTTCGCCGCCAAGCAGCTTGCGCCGCAGCGGTCGGGTTAGGGTGATCTCTCCTGCGCCATTGTCGTCCAGGATCGTTTGCGCGCCCGCGAAATAAAGATAGGGGTGGCCGCCGCGAAGGATGTTGAACGCCTGGCCCAGCTTCACCGCATAGCCGGGCGTCGATCCGGTGATCTGCACCGTGCGGCCCCCGGCATGTGCGCCCACGATGGTGATCGGCGTCCCGTCTTCCCGCATCGGCGCACCGACGTCGAAATCCACCTGATGATATTCGAAGGTCGCGCCATATTCCTTGGCCATCTGCGCCATGGCGACCAGCTTTCGGCCGTCGGGTTCCATCCGCTCGGGCGGCACGGTCAGATTGATCGTGTGGCCGCCGCCCAGCCGGCCAATGCGGTTGGTGAAGCCGCCCATCACCGGCTGCTGCAGGACGCCGGCGTCCGGCATGCCAGGCTCGCAAACCTGCACCCGGATGTCGCGCAGGTCGACGGGGTCGAAGGCCATCGTCAGCGGCCCATGCGACGGGCAACGCGACGATCGCGGCGGCGGTTGCTGGCGTTGACTGCGCCGGCGGCGTTCTGACGGCTGATGGGGTCAGCCACCATCGCCGCACGGCCATCGACTACGACGTCGAAATAGGGGGATGGGACAACCTCGACCCGACTGCGGCCGCGACCAGGCGCTTCCGACCCATTGGCATGGACGTAGCCCGAGCGCTTCGCCGTGAAGAGTTCCGGTCCGCGTTCGCCAACGACGTAGGTGCTGCCGGCCGACACTGGCCCGCCATCGGCGCGAAAGCCCGATATCGCCGTGAAGTTGGCAAAGGATGTCTGGAGATTTTTGCCAAACGCCCCGGTGCCAGCGATCGATCCAAAGGCGTTGAAGGCGCTCGACAGAATATCCAATATGCCGCCCCCCTTGATCGCGCTCTCCAGGTTAGAAAGGGCATTGAGCGCCGTATTCGCCATGTCGGCGAAGGATTTGCCGGCATTGTCATTGGCGGCCCTCAGTGACTTCGCCGCATCTTCGCCCGCCTTGGCCAACGTCGCATAGGCGTCATCCAGCATGCCGGTGACGGGCGTGATGTTGCCCAGCGCCGGCGATGTCTCTTCGCGGGCCGCGTCGCGCGCATCCAGCACCCGGCCAGTCTGCTTGTCGATCGCAGCCTTGCGCGCGTCACCCGACAACGTGGTGTCATTCTGGAGGGCGATTAGCGCCGCCTCTTCCTCGCGCAGCTGGGCGACCTTGGGAAACAGATCGTCCATGATGCCGCCGACCTTCGCTGCCATCTCGCGGAACTTGTCGGCGGTTTTCTTGGTTGCTTTGTCCGTCTTGTCGACCATCAGGGCATCGAGGCGCGCCATGTTGGCGCCGATCGCGTCGACCATGTCCGGCACATAGGAATGGCCGACAACCACATCCCACAGCCATTTGAACTTGTCGGCGACCGCCTGAATTTGCTGCTTGGCCCGGCCCCAGATGACATCGAGCTTCACGCCCATCCACTGGCCGATGCCGACAACCAGGCGCTCAATCCCCGCCATGGCGGCATCGTAAAGGCCACCGATCACGCCGCCGATGGCCTGCACCGCAGCGACCACTGCCCCCTTCGCATGCTCCCATGCGCCGGAGAAATCTCCGGACAGGAGCGCCGTCCATGCGCGGATCCCTTCGGCGAAAACCTTGAACACGCCGCCAACGAGCGAGGAAAAGGCCCTGAAGAAGCCAGGCAGTTCGGCGCCAATGACGCTGGCGACCAGGGACGCAAACTTGCCGATTTCCGTCAGCACCGCACCGATGGCATCGACAAAGCCGCTATTCCATAGAGCGGTGGCTGCTTCCTTGAGCGCATCGAACAGGGCGATTGCCGACGGCCCGATCGCCGCCATAATGGCATCGCCGACTTCCGACAGCAGTGGCCCGACCTTGTCCCAGTTCTGCCAGGCCAGCCAGCCTGCAGCCAGAACCGCCGCCACGGCCGCGACCGGTGGCACCAGCGCGCTCAACACCGCCGCCCAACCGCCCGCCGCCGTCGCGGCCGTGCCGATCATCGCGGCGATTGGTGCAACCGCACTCAGGAAGCCGCCGATCGCGATGGCTACCGGGCCAAGGATCGCGGCGACGCCAGCGACGATCGACACGAATTTCAGAATGGCCGGGTTCGTCTCCGACAGCCGATCGACGATATTGCCCACGGCCGTCACCAGCTGCGTCGCCCATTCCAGGAAGCCGGATTGGGCAATGGCGATCGACAGGGTTTCCACCGCGCCTTTCAGCTGCTCCATCTGCCCATTGAAGCCCTTGAGGCGCTGGGCGGACTGGGCAGCGGCATCGGTCTCGGCGATCTTTTCCTTGATCGTGTCGATGCCCTTGGCGCCCTGATCCATCAGGCCGATGGCCGTGCGCATGGCATCGGTGCCGAAGATCGTCTTCATGACATCGGTCTTGGCTTGGTCGTTCAACCCGCCAAGCTTCGTGCGAAGCTCTTCGGCAATCTCGGCCATCGACCGCAGGTTTCCCTGCGCGTCATAAAATTGGAGGCCATATTGCTTGATGGCCTGGATTGCGGGCTTCGAGTTGCCGGGCAGGGCGAGCAGAAAGGTCTTGAAGCTGGTGCCGGCATCCGACCCGCTGGCGAACAGGGAGGAGGTTCCCGCCAGCACGGCGTTGAAATCCTGGAAGGATACGCCAACGCTGCCGGCAACGCCGCCCGCCTGAGCAATGCCCTGCGCAAAATCGGTGAAGTCGAGCTTCGACTGATTGACCGCACCAGTGATCTGATTGACCGCGTTCGGCAGCTGGTCTGTGGTCAGCTTGAACTGGGCCATCACATCGGTGATTGCGTCGGCGGCGGGAGCCAGTTCTGATCCCGCCGCAGATGCCAGATTTACCGCTGCGGTTGTCGCCCCGTCCAGGATCTGGCGCGCGTTGAGGCCGTTCTTGGCCAGCATGTCCATGGCGTCGGCGGCGTCGGTGGCGCCGAACACGGTGTCCTTGCCCAGCTTCAGCGCAAGATCGTTCATGGCCTTCATCTCGGCCGCAGTGCCCTGCGTCGAGATCGCGACCTTGTTCATGCTGCTTTCGAAGTCCCCGCCCATCTTGAGGACGGCCGCAGCCGCGCCAGCGACGGGCAGGGTGACATATTTGGAGAGGTTCTTACCGATATCGCTGAAGCCGTCGGCGGTGCGCTGGATCGACTTTTGCGCAGCCTTCAGGCGCTTTTCGGCGTCCGTCAGGCCTTCTTCAAAGGCAAGGCTGTCAAAGCCCAGCACGTAGCGCAGGTAGCCGAGAACGACACCTTTACCTTGTCCGCTTGCCATTCAGCGCTCCAGTTTCAAGTTTGTCGCGCGGCTGCGCGTTGGTCCTGGTCCGCCTTGAACCGGCGTACCATGGAGAGCATCGCCGAAGTCCCGCTGGGTTTGGGCGCGTTGCCGGGCTTGGGCAGATAATGTTTGACCTCCCGGAGCGTCTTTTTCCGGGCCATCGATTCAATCTGGTGCGCCAGGATGACGATCCGTTCCTGATGCCCGCGCGCGCGGCCACGCATGATCACCCCATAGGATCGGAACGTCTGCCCCCAGAAGGCCGCAGGCTCTAGGCCTTCCGCTGCCCAGTCTTCTTGGGCTTCGTCCCAGTCCCAGCGCTTGCCGTCGCCTTTCCCTCCGCACTCGGGTCCGGCTTTGGCATCGCGCCCGTCAGCGCCTTGCCGATCGCTTCGCCGGCACCAGGCGCATTCAGTAGACGAATGGCATCGGCATGGCTGACACCGGGATGGTGGGCGCGCAGGCCGCCGAACAAGATGGCGCCCAGATGCTTCAGCCGGGGCTTTTTGGTGATATTGCCCTTGGCGTCGACTTTCGGCGACAGCGCCTTGAGCAAATCTTCCACCTCCATGTCGGCGGCGTCCTCAGCCTCCGCAAAGGCGTTCATGTCCATGACGATCAGATAGGAGACACCGTCATGAACGAAGGACGCCTCGCCACGCTCGATATTCGCCATGGGCGTCAGGCCTCGTAGGCTTTGATATCAGCGATGGTGACAACGCGGAACGTCGCGGTGGCCTCCATCACGCCATCGATCGAAACCTCGCCGCGATCATAGCCGAGGCACTTTGCCGTGCCGGTGATCTGCGCGACCGGGACACCATTTTCCGGCAGCACCGCCTTGAACGGGCGGACATCGCCGGCCTTCAGAGCCGCTTCGCACAGTATGTCTGTGTCGGACAGCGGGCGGGTGTTCATTACGACTTCGAAGTCGCTGTCCTCGTAAAAGGTGCTGACATATTCGCGGCGCCAGCCCGGGGACTTGAGATGCGTCGTTTCGGTCTGCTCGCGCGTGCCGCCGCTGGGCACGCCGAAGCTCTTGACCTGGTTCAGTTCATAAAGCGTCGTGGCGTTCTGGAAGTGGAATTCCCCCATGTAGCCGACAGTGGCTTCCTGCGTTTCACCGGGCATTTCAATCTCCTACATGCCAGATAAGAAGATCCACCGACTGCCGATGGATATATGTGCCGCTGGACTGCGAAGCTTGCCCCGAGCCTACGGTTTCCCCCAGGTCGCGCTGGCCCTCGACCAGCGCATTCCCGAATTTCTTGTCGCCCACGGTCGCCGGCGGCTGCAATGTGTCGATCAGCGCCTTGGCGAGCGCGAGCGCCTGAAGCTGGGTTTCTGCCCAGCAGTCGGCCTGCAGGCGGGTAAAGCGGGCACCATCGAGACCCTTGAGGTGCGCGGGGCGCGGATCGGACACAACCTGCAAGGTCACAGCCGGCAGCGGTTCGCCCTGCGGACGGATGCCCCAGTTGATGCGCCGATCGACGATCGCCGTTACCGCCGTGCTGTGGAGCAAACGAGCGGTGACCCCCTCATGAAAGTTCATGCGCCACCCTTTCGCGCCGCGCGCTTGGCCTTGCGGATGACCGCCGCGTCGATCTCGATCGGCAACAGAACGGCAAAGGTGTCGTCCATCTTTTGCCGGTTGCCATCGACCGCTGGTCGGAAAACTGGCGTGGCCGCCTGGTCGCTATTGCCGAATTCCAGCTGGACGCCGGCGATGTCAGCCAGCACGACTTCGACGGCGACACCCTTCTTCTGCTTCGACGGTTCGACATCGACGCTTTCATAGGTGTCGCCGGTCAGGTTATGCGGACCAACATTGGCCCGCACGCCCCGCGCGAGGATCTCGGCCGTATCGGTCAGCGCGCGCTTGCCGACATTTCGAGCCATGGCGCGGCTCATGTCACTGAGCTGGCGCGACGCCTCCCGAAACCCCTCCAGGCGCGACGCCGATCGGCGTGCCATCAGGGCACCTGCCGGATGGCGTTGATCTTGATCCCCGCGTCGCCCATGGGAGCGATGCCTCGAATGTCCCAAAGGCCGCCCAAGAAACTGACGCGGTCAGTCATGAGGAGCGCGCGCGTCTTGCTGTTAGCCAGGATTTCAAAAGTCGCGGCCTGCGTTGCATCCGTCTGAGCGGCTGCGCGCTGCTCTGAACCGCTCCCGAAAATCACATCGGCCGATGCCTTGGTATAAAGCGCCCACTCGATAATGGGTTGGTTGAGAGTGTCTCGACCGATTTCGATCTCTCGTTCGATCAAGATCCTCTTGTCGCGGCGCCCAGAATCTAGCGACATCAGACGTAGACCCGAAAGGGCGACAGAAGGTTCTGCACTGTCGTCGACATCGGCACGGCCTGCATCGCGGCACCGGTCGCGATCGTGGCGCGCGCATGCCACATATCCCCCACCATCAGCAGGATCGCCTGCTTGATCGGCTCGGGCACGTTCGGCTCGACCGGATCTGCGTCGGGATCGATGGCATAGCCGGCGCGGTAACGGATGCGCACGGTCTCAGCGTGGCCACGGTAGGCGCCCGGCGTCGGCCAGGACTTGCCCCACGCGCAGCCCAGATCGCGGCCGAAAAGCTCATAGGTGTCAGGATCGACCAGCACGGGCTGGCCGGTGCCGTCGAGATAATGGACTGACACGATGTCCACGATCGGCTGATAGGGAAGCCGGATCAGGTCGCAGAAGCCGCACATGCGGGCTTCGAGCGTTTGGAGGCCAAGGGCGCGGCCAAGCCAGCCCTCGGGGCCGTCGATATGCTGGGTCGCGGCGGCAATCAGCCGCTCGACCATGTCGCGCTGCTCGTCATCGCCGTCGAGACGCAAATGCTGGTCAGCCTCCTCCCACGTCACGACGGGCGCGGGAGGGGTGATGACGATGACGCGCATCAGGCGCCCTTGGCCTCGCGAGCCAGTTCGATGGCGGCGATGATGTCATCCTTCTTCGTGGCATCGCCCAGGTCGATCTCTTCCTTGACGGCAAGCGCCTTCAATTCATCGACCTTCATCTTGGCGAGCGAAATGTCGGCGTCGCCATCGTCTGCCTTGTCGAGAAAGCGCTGGATCATAGCGCGCAAGTCTTCGTCGCTGGCATTCGCCATTTCCGACCGAACGACATCGAGGGCCGCCGTCTCCAGCTCCTTACGGCTCATGGCCGTTGGATCGTTGATTACAAGAATGGCTGGATTCTCAGCGATGCAGCGCGCCGCGACGAGGCGGTCATACTGTTCAATGTCACGCGGTTCGAAAGGGTCGCCGCCGGGAAGAATTCGATTGCCGGTGTAGATATCCACAAACTCGGCGCGAACGTCATATTTGGGCATGATTGTTCTCCTGCTGAGCGGGAGCGTCGCCCCCGCTCACACCTGATCAGGCCGACTGTGCAGCGGTGGGCGAATACCGACCGCCCGACAGGATCGCGACCGCCGAAACATAGGCATCGCCCGTGTTGTTAGCGGGGGTGATGGTCAGACGGACATAGCGCTTCGAACCGACATAGCCGATCTTCCGCACCTTATTGTCGTCGGCGAAGGTGAAGCCGGCGGATGCCTCCGATCCGGTCAACTGAACGTCAGGGACTGCAGCGGCGTCGCTCAGATTGGCCGCATCGCCATGCTCCACCAGAACAGTGAAGGTGGCATCCGCATCGGCCAGCGACCCGAGCAGTATGGCGAACAGCAGCATCGAAAAGCCGGAGACGTCGATGATCTGCGACACGAACGCCGTGTTGTCGGTCTTTGCGGCCGCCGGGCTGATCGCGCGGCGGACCTCTACGCTATTGGCAAAATCACGCATGGGCGTGGATCCTTTTACTGGAGAGGAAAGCCGACCCGGCCAGCGCCGGGCCGATCACGATCAGGCGGGGACGTCGAGGCCGACGAACGGCGACACTTCCCAACCATTCTCTTCTACGATCGGCGCGGTGAGCCAGGGCGCACCATCAACGTTCGAGAAGAACTTGATCACGGTCTGGTTGGAGGTGAACTTCACATGCTCCGACGTCGCAACGAACGGGCCGCTCCCGTCCTTGATCAGATATTGCGACCAGTCGACGAGAGTGATGTCGCCCTTCGTGCCAAGGCCGGGCGCGCGGTTGTTCCAGCGGACGGGATAGCCGAGCAAGGTGCCGGCGAACCCATCAACCGCGCCGGGCTTCCAGATGTAATGGCCCTCAGGGTCGGTCATGGTAGCAATATCCACCAGCGACGACTGCGGCATCGACCACACCGGCGACTGCCCGCCGCGCATCAGGAAGCGGGACACCATATTGAGCAAATCCGCATAGCGGACATGGTTTGCTTCCAAGCGGTTGATGAACTTCATCGCGCCGGAGTTGATGGCGCCCAGAGGCTGGTTGGTGCCGGTGCCGCGGATGAAGGCGTAGTCTTCCGCTGCCGCATATGCGCCCCGGAACAGCCCTTCAATGAATGCGCCGCTCGCCTGCCAGTTGCGCAGCAGCTTGTCGGTGATAGTGACGAAACCGGCGATCTCATGCGGAGAGAGCGTGATGCTCTTCAGCTTTGCGTCGGTTTCGGGCTTTTCCTCGCCTTCCGCGATCCATTTGAACTCGACCCCGCCGAACATATTCTTCGGGTTGGAACCGCTCTGGTCGAGCGCAGGCATCGTGATCGCGGCATCGGGCGGCGAACCTGCAGGAATGACGTTGGCGCGCGGGCGCACCAGCGCATCCTGCGGCTCAACGCTCAGAATGGTCTGCCGCAACTGCGGAGGGACCATGAAGCCGCCCTGGGTGTCATTGTCCATGCGCAGCGACGCGTCGATCTGACCATCTGCGCCCGCCGCGACATTCTCCACATAGTTCAGGCGCTGATCGTTGGGATTGAAGCGGACGGCGCTGAGAAATTCGCCCATCGATTCGAACTCGGTGCGGCCATGCGGGCCTTGCGGCACGGTGATGCCGCCGCCCCGTGCGGCCGCCGGAACGACGGTACCGCCGGCGGCTTCCACTGCCTCGAAGCCGGTCAGGCGCGACAGGCGCGCATCCAGCGCGTCGAGCTTGACCTTCAGTGCGTCATAGGCGGTGGTTTCCTCCGCCGTGAAATCGCGGTTCTCGCCTTCGGCCGCGTCAATCATGGCGCGCATTTCGGCGACGAGAGTAGCACGCTCGGCGCGAAGGGTAGAAGTCGGCAACGGCGTATGGCCATCGGGTGCCCGCATGTAGCGCCCGCGCTGGCGTTCGGCGGCCGACATCGGCCCCAGAAGTGCGGCCATGGATGCGACCGCGAGAATCATATTCTTGCGCATGGAATTATCTCCCGGCCCGCAGGCCCTGTGGAATGTGCCGGACACAGCCCCATGGCGTCCGCGCCGGCGCGCGAACGGGGCAATCTCTCCCGAAAGGGAAGGATATTATTGAAGCGCTAGCGCGCGCCGCTCGCGGTTCGGAGCCAGTTTACGGCCCTGCGGTTGGGCAGGCCCGGCGCCGAAGCGGGCGAGCGTTTCATTCATGGTGGCGATGCGGTCAGCCATGCCCACGCGCACGGCGCCGGCGGCGCCAAGCACCCGACCCTGCCCAAAGCCGTCGCGAACGGCAGCGGACGTAACCCCGCGCCCCTTCGCTACTCGCTCGATGAACATCCCATAATATTCATCGAGACGGCCCTGCATGTAAGAGCGCGTTTCGTCTGAGAGGGGGCCTAGAAGTCCTTCGCCCTTGAACTTGCCCGCCGACAAAATCTCGCGGGCGACACCATCCTTCGCCAGGCGCTCGGTAACATCGTCATAGGCGGTCCGCACGCCGATGGCACCTGCCTGCGAGCTGGGCGACATAACGATTTCATCCGCCGACGCGCCGATCCAGTATCCCGCGCTGGCGAGGCTCCCGGTTACCTGCACCACGATCGGCTTGATGCCCCTCACTGCCGCAACTGCCGCAGACGCTTCATCGACGTTCAGCACATTGCCGCCAGGAGTATCGGCATCGATGATGATTGCCTTCACCCCATCATCCTGCGCCACGGCCTCAACCGACCGGATGAACCCTTCGGCCGTCAGCCCGCCACCCGTCGAGCTGTTCGGCACGGCCGATGCGCGCGGCGAAATGATGCCGCGCAGCGGGACGATGGCAACAGAGCCTTCCCGCCGCGCCACCGCAGCGGCGGTCTGCGGCGAAATCCGCGCCTCGATCTCTTCGGCTGTGAACTTCACACCATCGGCCTGCATCGCCAGCAGGTCGATGATCGCCATCAGCTTCGTCTCTTCCATCGCCCAATATTCGGACGCGAAGGCCGCGAGGATGTAAGGGTATTTCATGACGGTTCCACTTCCTCTGCCGGCGGGCCGGATTGGCCTGGCTCAGGCGCTCCCGTGATGGCGCGCTCCAGCGTCTGCACATTGTTCGAAACGAAATTGACATCGCCCTCAGCGCCGATGCCGTTCATGTCCTCCAGGGCGAGGATCTGATTGATCGTCATGCCCAGCTCAAACATCGATTTATAGAATGCTGCCCGCGCCTGCATGTCGCCGCGAAGCATGGCGTTCATGTTGAACTTCACGAACAGCCCGCGTTCCCGTTCAGCTTCGGTGAACAATTTCCAGTTATACTCTTGCTCGGTAGCCTCAATCCATGGCGCGATCGTCTGTCGGACAAAGCCCAGCATCAACTGTTCGATGCCACTCCCCCAAGCGGTAGATTTTTCGTGGCTCTGCAACATGACCAGCGGCACGTCATACATGCGCGCTATTTCTGCTATCTGGAATTCGCGGGTTCCAAGGAACTGCGCGTCTTCGGGCGGGATGGTGGTCTGGATGAATTTCATCCCTTCCTCCAGCACCTTGACCCGATGCGCATTGTCCAGGCCGCCCTGTGCCTCCAGCGGGGCCGCCGGATTTTCCGGCGCTGGTCGCGTCTGGCCACCCGGTCCCTTCAAATTCTGATGCGCACGAGGACTAAGTTTGCCCGGATGCATCAGGAAGCCGCCCGACTTCATGTCATTGGCGAAGAATTTGCCGCCGAATTCCTCCAAGGCCTTCGCCATGCCCATGGCTTCGCGCGCGATGGCCACCTGCGAATAGCCGATATAACCATCATGGCTCAGGTCCATAACGTGCGCGACATCGCCATGATCGAGGCGAAATGCCTTGCCGTCGATGTTCGTCCGATATTCCAGCACCCCATCGACCCTGTGAGGCCGGGTGCGATCGGGCAGCAGCGGCCACAATCCCACCGCTTCCCCGCGACGGTTGCGTTCGATCTCCTGATAGCCGTTGCCCCACAGCAAGGCATGGCTCTGTGTTGTTTTGCGAAGCGACCGCGACGACATATAGTCATTGGGCCGCAGGCCGATCCGCTGCGACATCGGATGGTTGCTAACCGCCACCGATCCGCTGCCACTCCGCTGCCGAATTTCCAGTGGAAAATGGGCAACCGGATTGGCGATCCGGTTGAGGCAGGCATAGACGACGGGCAGATAGAGCGCGCTATGCTCGGAAATCGATGTCCCGGCGGCGGTTTTGCTGCCGCCCAGCAGGCGGACAAACCACCCGTCACGGCTGCCAAGACTATCTGACGGCCCAAAGCGATCGGATGCCACCGCCTCAGCGGGGCCGAACGCCGCATGCATTATCCGGCCCCAACGTGACATCAGATTTCGATCTCCACTATTCCGCGTTCATCATAAATCGACGTGTCGTCCTCTTCCGGCGCCAGCGACACCGCCCGCGCCATCACCCCAGCGACTATGCCGTCAATCTTGTCCTTCGAGCGCCGTTTCGCTGGCATGTAGTTCAGATTTTCATCGAACCGCACGACGGTGTTGCGCGCCATGTACCGGAGCAAGGGATGGCCACCATGGTCCAACCGCTCGCTATAGACATCGGCTTCGAACTCTTTCGTGGCCTCACCCATCGAATGGATGCCCTGCCGGACCTCCCGTAGCAGTTCGACAGGAACGCCTTCTTTCTGCATGTCGGTGATCAGCTTGGTCGAACCCCAACTATCATAGCCCAGCATCTGCACATCGAAGTCGATGAAGCCCTGCTGCACTTCCTGAAGGACGTAATCCTGATCGACAATGCTGCCCGGTGTCACGGTCAGCGCGCCCATGTTCACCCATTTATCGAACGGGACTTTCGTCTCCTTTACCCGCTGCGCCAGCGACGCTTCGGGTATCCAGAACCTGCAAAGCAGATGCCAGAGCGGATCATCGAACGTCGGTTCGAACAGCCAGGTAAGCGCCGTGATGTCACGCTTGGATGATAAGTCCCATGCGCCAAAGCAGCGACGGCCCGCCATCCGCTCCGCCATGGTCAGCCACCCGTTGCGGCCGACCTGACAGGAGTCCCACTTCTTCATATTGAGCCAAAGCGCGTGGTCATCCACCCACTGGTTCAAATGATAGCAGCGAAAATGCGCTTCCTTGACCGGGTTGCCCTTGGCCAGGCGCGCTTCACCTCGCAGGAACTGCAAGGTCGGAGACAGGCCTAGCGAAGGATTGGCCGAACGCCAGACCTTCTCATCTTCCCAGTCCGCCTCTTCCGGCGCCGCGAAAATCACGACTAGCGTCGACGGATCGTCTATCGACCCGTCGAGAATTTGTTCGCTCTCCTCCCAGATTTCGACGCCGGTAAGATTCGTCTTCAGACCAGCGGTCGAGGCAAACAGCGCGATCGGTTGCAGGCGGGCGCCTTGACCTTGCCGAAGATCGTTCTCGATCTTGCGGCTTTTCCATTCGTGCATCTCGTCGCCCAGCGTCACGCTGGGCGATTTGCCATGTTTACCCTGGTCGGCACCGGTCAGCAAAATGAACGACGACGAGAGTGGCTTGAGCCACATATGCGTGCTGTGCGCCTGAATGTCCGACGACAGCACATCGCTGTGCGACACCATCGCCTTCATCTTGGCGAACGGTATCTCCGCCTGCACCTCATCGCGGGCAAAGACGAAACCCTGACCGCCCTGAACGCCCTCGATCGCCCAGAACATGAGCGATAGGGCCGCCAGAAATTCCGACTTGCCGTTTTTGCGCGGTATCCAGAGCCGAAGGATCTGAAATATCCGCACATGGACTTCGACATCCCGCCCCGTCATCGGGTCCGTGATCTCGATCGGATGCTTCCACCCGAACAACAGGCGGACGATGATCTCCTGCCAGATGTTCAGTCGGAACGGCACGCCCGCAAAACGGTCATCCGTCAGCCTGAAAATCGTCGGCCAAAGCTCGACAACCTTGTCGGCTTTCGCATGGTCGAACCATGCGCCGGGCTGTCTGGCTGCCTTCTTCCATGCGCCGACCGCCCAGCCATAGGCTGGGTCATCCGCAACCTTGGACAACCATTCGGGCAGCGGGTCGCCCTCCCGCCACCAGGGCGACGGCATGGTAGCCGCCGACGTGGTGGCCGTCATGTCAGCTCGGACGCTGACCCGGCGGCGGGGCGTCCATATCCGCGAGCATTCCGACCCATGCAGCCTGCGCCCCTTCGGACTGCGGCGCTACATCATCATCCTCGCGACGCTGTTGCGGGACCGGCAAGGCCCCGCCGAACAGGCCGGGATTGGTTGCGGCAGCGGCGGCCTGATTTTTGAACAGGTCATATTCGTCATGTGGGGTCAGGCCGAACTGTTTGGACAGCGCCATGACGTTGTCGAAGCATTCCTGCCGCCGCCGCACCGCTGGATGGTCGCGGATCATGAAACCGCCCGCCACCGTCTTTACCTTTTGCGTCATGCCTTCCTGTTTCAGCTGATCGTTCAGCGAAACCCAGTCTGCATAATAGACACAGAACATCGCAAATATCATGCGATGCTGTTCCGGCAAGCGATGCGTGCGGGCGAGGCGCGGAGCCATTTCCCGCCAGACCGCCACAGCCCCTGCGTAGAGCGGCCCCTGATCGATCAATGCTGGGGGCGAAAGCACATCGCCGGTGGTCGATGCTACCAGCAGCTGCGCGACGCGCTGGGCTTCCTCTTCCCGCTTGCGGGTCGCCGACTTGCGTCGGTTGGGATAGCCCTTGGCCTCCTGATCGGGGTCAGCCTTTCGTCCACGCGCCATAAACACTCCCTGGCCGACCGGTTCGCGGCCCACCTCCTTCATGGTTTCCGCAACAAATGAGCGGCTTAAAAAAATGTTTCAGCGCCAATTTCGCGCCGGTTTTTTCTGACCTGACACACCGGTCTACGGCGGCAAGCCTCTGAACTTTGACCCACCCCCCCTATATGGCGCGGGTTAGGTCAACACCGTCCGCCCAAGACGGATCGCGAGCTTGTCGATCGCGACCTTGCCAGACCGCTCGACCGCCTGTTTCATGCCGGAATGACATGGATCACAGCATGCGACCCACCAATCCTTGATCCAGAACACGCCGTCATAGGTCCGATGCGGATAGAGGTGATCAACCAGCGTCGCCGCCGTGACCCGACCCTCCAGTCCGCAATACTCGCAAAGCGGATTGACCCGCCTGAATGATGCCGATGCCTTGGCCCATCGGCCAGTATAGCCGCGCGATGCGGCCGACCCGCGACGATCATCATACTCCTTACGAGCCTGCGCCGCAGGGCGGTGACCCGATGGCCGCAATCGCTTGGGCATGGTCGGCATGGCGATATCCGGTTCAGTTCACAAAGTTCATAATGACGAGGGCAGCGTGAACCGCCGACCGTCGCGCCTCGCCCCACCGCAATAGGCGGCCACCCCCGGAAAGGACCCGAAGGGGGGAGGGGGCGTCCACACCTCGCCCGAAAACGACAACGCCCCGCTGGGCAAGGGCCAAGCGGGGCGTTGTCAGTGGAGAGGATCGGTCCCGCTGGCTTCGCACAAAGGCCCGCCACCAGCGTATCTATGAATTAGCCGATCCGAAGCAAAAGACGAACAAACATTATTTGCATGATGCAACATTCTACCCCTTGCGCCGTGTCTATGCGCGCGTTTCTGCGGCATTCAGGCTATCGCAAATGCAGTTTAAAGCGCGGCCATAGCGCATGCGCAAGCCGTCAGCGCCCCGCTTCATCTGCATCGGCTTCAATAGCGCGCGCCACGGCACCACCTTGCGCCCCGCTGCCAGCGCCGTGATGGCCAGCACCACCAGCTTCCGATCACGTTCCGGCGCATAGGCCAGCCAAGCCGTCGCCTCTTCCATCCGCTTCAATTGTTCACGCGACAGCGGGATGCGCGGCACCGGCTTGTCCTCATGCGCGGCCCAGTCCCACCAGTCCCGCACGATCAGATGCCACGGCCCGTCGCTGGCAAAGCCCCAGGTGCCGCCCTCAGTGCGCCACTGGAATTGCATTGCCTCCACGAGCCGCGCTTCCAGCCTGTCGAAGTCCCAAAAGTCGGCCGTAAGGACGCCCGCTTCCACCATTGCTGCGGTGGAAGGAGTTAGCCACCGCCGTCCGCTACCTTTCATGATCCGATATTCCTCAATGATTGCATATGGTTATGGATATTGGACAGGATGAATTTGGAAGGATGGAAGGACATGGAAGGATAAATAGGGGCCGTATCGCGCACACATGCGCGCATGTGCATGTATGTGGGGCGCACCTCTGATCCTCTCTCCACTCCTTCCAAACCCGCAGAAAACCACGCCTCGCGCTCCTTCCGCTGCTTCCAAATGGCTCCTTCCGTGGAAGGACTAATCCTTCCAATCGTCAGAAGGGCGGGGTGGTATCGTCGGGATCGTCCACCGGCGCCGCAGGCGATGAGGGTTCGGGAGGCGGCTCGGTAGCCTTGTCCTGCGACCCGAAGCGCCCGGCCTTGATGTCGGCCACCTCGACGGTCGCTTCGATGTCGAGCCACCAGACGCCGTTCGACGTCTTCCGCTCATAGCCGCGATCCTCCATGGCCTTGGCGAAGCCCTGCGCGGACCATTCGGCCGCACCGCTCTCGCGCACCCATTCGTTGAAGATCTCCAGCAGCTCGGAGGATCGCGTTCGCGCACCATCCTTGTCGGCCGTACAGTCGCGAAGGAACTTGCCCAGCTGGTCGCTGGCCTCGCGATACTTCTGCGTCGCCGCCTTGACGTTGGCGGACTCCGTCAGCCCGTTCATTTTCAGGTCCAGCAGGCCATCCATCATCCGGTTGAGGACGCCGGATGCTTCCGCTTTCAGCTTGTCCGGCAGACGGATATCGATCTCGCTGTCAGGGATGCGGACCGTCCACGGCACCAGGCGCACACGGCCCCAGATACCATCGTCATGGCCCGTGATCTTGGGCTTATAGTTGCCCTGCGCCGTCAGCTTGAACGATGGCAGGAACGAGAAGAAGCCCTTGTTCAGATGCCGCGCCTGAATAGCCTCGCCGCCCGTGACTTCCTTGATCAGGGCTTCGGCCAGCTTCGCGCCTTTTTCCGGCTCCGACGTGCGCAGGAAGCGAACGCCGGGCAGCTGGGCAAGATCAGGCGTAGCATCGGAGCCTTTCCGCTTGTTCGACTGCTCAAGGAACGTGTCGAATTTGATGACCTGCGAATAGTCGCCCAGAATATAGGCGATAAGGTCAGTCCATGTTGACTTGCCGTTTCGGCCCATCCCGTAGAAAAACGCCATCTTGTGATAGCCGATATCGCCGGTCGAACTAAGGCCAGCCCATTGATGCAGAAAGCGCCTGTCATCAGGATCGGGCATGACGCGCTCAAAGAAGCCGTCATAATTGGGCGCCTTCGCATCGGGGTCATAGACGACGTCCGCCATCTTCGTGATCAGGTCTTCGCGATTGTGCGGGAACAGCCGCACGGCCAGCATATTGCCATTATTGACGATGCGCAGGGTGCCATTCTTGACGTTCAGCGCCATGCGGTCATGGTCGAGCTGCTTGGCATCGATCGCGATTTCGCCAAATGATTTCGCCAGGGCGGCGACCGCGCCGATGCGTGATGCACCCTCACTGGACTTGGCATGCGCCGCGATCGTGTCGGAAAACAGGGTGATGCCCTGCTTGGTGGCCTTCACGACGAAATCCAGCGCCGCGCGCCTTTCCTCATCCGTGGCGTCGACCGGCAAATCATCCTTGCACCCGCTCATCTCCACCAGCTCGGCTTCATTGCGAATGGCGCGGATCGTCTGGAACACGGCGAACATCACTTCGCCCGGCGTCTTGTCCTTTTCTTCGGTCAGCAGTGCCCAGCGCCGGCCATCCCAACGGAACCAACCCAGCTCGCGACAGAAGCGGAACAGATGACCAAAGCGGGCCTTGAACCGCTCGGCATTGCCCAGATCGGTCAGGGGGAGGAACGCGCACGCCCGGTCCCGATCGGGATCGGGTTCCATGCCGATCCGCTTGGGCACGCCCCCTGACCCCCGCTGATCAACCGGCGCGTCTTCCTCCATATGGAAGGATGACAATCCATAGTCATCAGGAGAGGGTCCGGGAGCGGAAGGAGCGGAAGGAGTTTCGCCCGCCCCCGCGCGGAAGGAGGCGCCACCGGCGGAGTAGCGCGCGCGACGGTCGGCCCGCTCCTGTGCAGCGGCCGCGACCTCTCCGAGGTCGCGAGGTTTTTCTAGACCTGCTGTCCAGCCGCTCTCGATCGTCGCTTGCAGCTGGGCATCATCGTCGCGCCCGGGGTTGCGGCGCGCACTATCCTCGATCGCCGCCCGCGCTACCGCCTCGCGCAGGGCGCCTGCGGCGACCAGCGTGGCGATCTGGAATGCGCTCTTGTTCAGCTGCGGATTGCGGCTGCCTGACGCGGCCGTTTCGATCAGGCGGCATTCCGCTTCCAGCGCCGAAAGGGCATACCGGCGCAGCTGGTCGTCCACATCGCCATCGGCCGCCGGTGCCGGCCGCCGGGGCGGGGCGGGGGTGTCGGCCTTGGGCTGCTTGCGCAATATGGCGATCAGCGCGTCGGGCGCCTCGACCACATCGGCATCGGCATCGCCGCGCAGCCACCGGTAACTGACGCCATTTGCGTTGATGCTGGGCGGCGCGATGACATAGCCGCCATCGCCGCGCACATCGATATGCTCAGGCAGGCTGCCACTGTTGCGGATCTCCGCGCCGCCATCGTCGGGCCACGTCAGCCAGACATGGACGCCGCCCGATGGCGTGCGCGACGACAGCGACACCGGCATCGCCACCCCCATCTGCTCTTCCAGCTCATCCTTCAGCCGCTCAAGCGTCCATTCTTCGCCCGTGTCATCATCATGGCGCGGATCGAAGTCGAGGACGAACAGGCGGCCAAAGCCGGTGCGCAGGCCGATCATCGCCTTGGGCCAGCGCGCCCACCATTCGCCGATCGTCTCGCTGTCCAGGCTGGCCTTGCTCAGCCCGCCGGTGCCGTTGATCGGCTTGCCCTTCTCATCCTTGTCGCGCGGGATCAGCGGCTTTTTCGTGCGGGGATTGCAGGGAAACACGGGCCAGCCGCGCGCCGCATATTCCAGCGCGGCTACCAGATACGGATTGATTGAAGACACGAAACCCCACCCCGAAAATCAGGCAAACAGGAAAACAGCAATGAAATTGAGGTCAGGGGGGCCTAGAAGGGCACTTCATCATCCAGGTCGTTTTCGAAGTTCGGCGCGCCGCCGGTCCCGCCGGCGGAACCGCCAAAGCCCGGCCCATCCTGATAGCCGCTATAATCGTTGCGCCCGCCGCCATTGCCTCCGGCGCTGTCGAGCATCTGCAGCTTCGCGTCGAAGCCGCTCAGCACCACTTCGGTCGACCAGCGGTCATTACCCTGCTGGTCCTACCATTTGCGCGTGCGGAGCTGGCCGCCGATGAAGAGCTTGCTGCCCTTCTTCACATACTGCTCGACCACCTGGACCAGAGGGCCGAACACAACGATGCTGTGCCATTCGGTGCGCTCTTTCTTCTCGCCGGTCTGGCGATCCTTCCAGCGCTCGCTGGTGGCGAGCCGGATCGACGCAACCTTGTCGCCGCCCTGTGTGCCGCGAATTTCCGGGTCAGCGCCCACATTTCCAATCAACCTGACTTCATTCAACATGGGAGCTTCCCCGCTATTCTGATAAAATGGACGGGGTGCAGGCTATCCCTGCCACCCCTTGGACCGCGCGAACGCCATCACGTCAGCATCTTTGCCGAAGCGATGGCGGCCGACATGATGGACGCCCGACACCTTGGCGACGGGGCTGAACCCGGCGCGTCGCAGGAAGGTGCGGGCCTGCTCGAATGGATCGGCCGCCCGCGCCAACGCTTCGGCCCGGCCGATCATCGTCTTGCGCGCGGCGGCGACCGCCGGGTGATAGCTGCACAGCGACGCATGGCGCGCGGTCTGGCTCCGCTTCAGCATCTGGGTCACCAGCTGCTGCGGATCATAGTCGCGCGGCAACGGCACGATTTCACCAATGCGATAATCTGGCGAGGGCGCTTTCATGTGTCGCTGTCCTTTTCCCCGGCAATGGCGCCGATTTCGCTCATCAGCATGGCGGCCCGCTGGCGATCGGCCCGGTGCGATCCGCCGGCCGTGCATTCCATGACGATCCGGCAAAGCGCCTCGATCTTGTGGGCGCGGCGATAAAGCTCGCCGGACGAAAGGAGCGGCATCGCCCCAGTATCCAGCCGCTCGCCCGCCACGCCCATCGGCTCAGACCCGCATCGGCATCAGGACGTAGGCCGCCTGCGCCTCATCGCTGGTCTGCCAAAGCGTCGGATCGACATCGCTATTCAGCTTCGCCACCACCCGGCCGCCGTCGCCGCTCATGCCCCTGAGCTGCCCCAGCAGGTCCAGCAGATAGCGGCCATTGAAGCCGATCCGCACCGGCGCGCCGGTCAGCTCGATCGGCACTTCTTCGCTGGCCGTGCCATGCTCTAGGCTGGTGACGTCCAGCACCACGCGATCCGTCTGGAAATCCAGCGCCAGCCCGCGCGTCTTTTCGGTGCTGATCGTCAATACCCGTTCAATCGCCTCGACCAGCGCACCGGGATCGAACCATGCGGCAGTCTGGCTGGCGGAGGGGATTACGCGGCTATAATCGGGGAAACTGCCCTCGATCGCCTTGCCGACCAGCGTGGTCTGGCCGACATCGAAACGGAAGGTGTGGCCCGACATGGCGATATCGACCGGCCCGCCTTCATCGTCCAGCAGGCTCGAAAGCGCCTTGACTGCCTTTGCCGGTAAAATGATTCCGGCCAGCTCGTCCGCGCCCTCCGGCAGTTCCTCATGATAGCGGGCCAACCGATGCCCGTTGGTGGCCGCAGCGAACAGGCATTCGGACCCTTCCGGCACATGCAGATAGACGCCTTTGAGATAATAGCGGACGTCTTCGGTCGACATGGCAAAAGCCACGCGATGCAGCATCGTCGCCAGCCGGCCCGCATCCTGCTCATACTGGACGGACCAGTCGCGCTCGACCAGCATCGCCATGTCGGTGCTGGGCAAGGTCGGCAGTTTGAAACGCGCCCGGCCGCAGCTGATGCTGATCTTGCCATCCTTCAGCAGGATTTCGGCAATGCCATCCGCCGGCAGCTTGCCCGCGATCGATGCCAGCGTGCCGGCATCCACGGCGATATCCAGCGCTTCATTCTTGCCCGGCTCTTCCAGGTCGATGAGCTTGGAAAGCTGCAATTCCAGGTCGGTTCCGGTCAGCCGCAGCTGAGCCGGCCCCGACTGGAGCAGGACATGCGACAGGATCGGCACCGTGTTGCGCTTTTCCACCACCAGGTTGATCGCCTTCAGCGCGCCGCGAAGCGCCTTCACATTCACTTTCACAGTCGTTCACTCCGAATTTTGGCGGGCGTGGCTGCCACAGTCATGGGCGCCGCGCCCGTTCCGTCGTGCGACCCGAAGGCGACGGATTTGAAAGAGGGGGAGGGGGCAGGCTCAGGGTTCGCACCCGCCCCCTCATTGCCGCCAGCTATGGGGAGGTCGGCAGCAATCAGGATTTCGGCTTCACGGTCGATTTCATCGGCCCAGCGTTCGGCCTGCTCGAAATCGACGCAGCAGATATCGGCCAGCGTGCCCAGCATCGCCCGGCCGACGTTGACATAGCGCGCCTCGAACTGGCGCCGCGTAATCTCCATGTCGATGAAACTCATAGCGCACCTCGCACGGTTGATTTGCCGGTCGCGACGATCGTGACGACGCGCCGTTCGGTCGGGCCAGGTTCCTCGACGCGGATCTTGTTCTCGCGCACCAGCCGGCGGACCCGGTAGGACGCGGCCACCGCGTCCTTCAGGCCCAGCGTGCGCGCCAGCTCGGCATTGGTCGGACAAGCCTGCCCCCGGTTGGCTACGCGGGTCAGCAGCCGCAGCACCGCCTTGGTAGTGCATTTGGCGCCGTCGGCGCGGCTCTGGAACTGGCCGGGATTGATGCGCGCGCGGGCGCGCAGCTGTGACGGGCGAGGGGAGGCAAGGCGCTGCAAAATGTGCCGCGTCGGTTCGCCTGCTGCCCGCTTGGTGGTCATGGCGACCAGGCCACGGCTATGCAGGGCGCTGGCGACCGCGCGAACGGCGTCCCCCGGCCGCGTGCCCGTGAAATAGGCGACATTCTCGCCCGGCTGTGCCCGTTCGGCCCAGCTGATCAATTGCTCAGGCTTCAATGCCGACATCATGCCCCCTTTTCCACTGCGCGAAGTTGGGCCAGGAGCTGCACGGCCAGCGCCACCAGCTGCTCGGCATCCTCGATCAGCGCATGCTGGCGAACATCGCGACCGCAGACCCGCTGATCATCGGCCAGCGATGCGCAGATTTTGGTCGTGATCTCGGCCGCCTCGCTCGACATGGCGCCGATCTGGGTCAACCAGTTGCCGGCATCCGCCTCGATCTCGGGCAGGCGGAACAGCTCGAAACCCTGCATTCGCGCCAGCGCCCGCGTGATATGCGGCCAGCCGGGCTGACCAGTGGCCATCTTCTCCAGTTCGGGCACCAGACGCAGCGGAATGAACTCCGCCGCCTCGACATTGGCCCATCCGTTGATGGTCGGCTGCCCCCGGCCCAGCATATGGCCGACATAGACCTGCTTGCCCGCCGCATGGACGGCATCGCCGGTCGCCTCGCTGATCGCGATGTCCGTGGGTTTCAGATCATCCGCCCCCCGCGCCATATCAGCGATCACCTCCGGGGGCGCGACGACGGTTATTCAGAACCGGACTGTCGGACGCGCCCCCTTCGGTTATCGTGCGGCCTCCACGACTTACACGAAAGCTGACCTGCATGAGCGACACGACGACCGAAGCCACCGCCGCCTTTGCCTTCATGACGGCGATTTTGAAGGAACTCGATGCCCGCCACGCTGGCTTCGCCGATGCTGTGTTTGAACGGGTCGAGGCAGACATAATCTTGCATGAAGCAATCCCGGCATACGCCGACCATTTGGTAGAGGGCTTGTCCTGGGCACGCGCAGAAGTCGTCAAGGCGCGCGCCACTGGCTGACCCTCGCCGCCCCCGTCCAGACGCAGCCCTAACCAGACCGCGCCGCCGGCGAACCGCTTTGTATAGCCGGCGGCGGACATCGCCCGATCGAAACCACGCATCGACCAGACCGCCTGCCCACTATATCCGCACCAGAGCACGAAGCGCCGGTACAGATCAGAAGTGGCGACCAGATAGCAATCGCCCCGGACCGTGAAATCGGACAGAAACTGCGTCAGTGGGTCGGCGCGCTGCATCGGATTGCTATTCACATCCATGCCGAACCGGCTCAGCCAACGACGCACATTGCCAAGGTCGTCCATCATGCAGCCTCCCCGATAATTTTCGTTTCGCTATCGGGTGACCCGCCCTGCTCGCGGTCGTATCGATCCATATATGAAACGATCTTGTTCGCACGAGCCAACGATATGGACCGCCCGTTCCGGAGTGTGGTCAGGAGCGAAGCCTCTTTCGCGGCCTCCCGGCCGAAGCGCGTTGGCGCCATGCCATGCCGCTGAAGGAATGCTTCGATCTTGGCGATCAGCTGTTGGTCAGTGATGAGCATGGACGGAGGTATATGTCATCGTTTGCCAACATTGCAAGCACAGATGTTTGCAATAGATGAAAATGACGTTGGTCAGCAAATGTGCGAAATTGCTGACAACATGGAAAACCCCGACGAACCCTTGCTTTATCGCCAACTCATGGCGGTGAAGCCCGCCAGCCTAACACCCAACCAGTGGTTGGTTCAGGCTGGCGTCAATCGCTCATTCTTCACCAACCTTCGCTCACGCGGCCGCGCGCGCAACGATATCGTCGAGAAGTTGATCGAGGCGATCGGGATGACGCCTGCACAATTTTACGCTCAATCCGCGCCCGACGCCTCGACCGAGAGTCGCGCTCAGGAAGTAAGGGCACGCAACCTGCCGTTCAGAGCAGAGGGGGAGTTGAGAGACGTGCCAGTAGTTGGATCGGCACTGGGGGCCGACCTTCAGTTTACCGAAGATGGTCAAACTTTGTTTGCCGAGGTGACCGACCTGTTCCTTGATGACGTGCAAGATTATGCACGTCGGCCAGCTGCTTTGGCACACCGCCGGGACGTTTACGCTGTGACGGTAGTCGGGTCATCCATGTCCGATCGCTGGGATCCAGGAGATCCTGTTTACGTCGATCCCAAGACCACTCCCCGCATCGGCGACGATGTTGTCGTGTACCTTCGCAAGCCTGACGGCGACGATGGCGAGCGCATGCACTCGGTCCTGATCAAGCGGCTCCAGAAGCGAACCGCATCCTTCATTGAGCTGCTGCAACTCAACCCTCGCATGTCGTTCCCGGTGCCAATGAAGGACGTAGCGATGATCCACCGTGTGATTCCCTACCGGGAAATGGTGCTGTTCTAACACGTTAGCAAAATGTGTCATCAAAAACTAACAAGTGCGTTGACTGTTTGCGAACGATGACATTATACATCCTCCCGTCCACCATGACGGGAGGTTCCCATGCTTCAGGCTCACGCCCAATTCCCTTTCCCCGGCAGCACGGCCCTGTTCGACGGCCTGCGCTGGCGCATCCATCAGCTGTTCGGCGACACCGCGCTGATCACCCGCGAGGGCACGGCGGCCAGCTTGAGCCGTCGCGCACCGGTTGCCGATCTGGTCGATCCGGTCGAGGCTGATCAGAACGCGCTGATGGCGCTGCAGGACGTCAGCGCTGCCACCAAGCGCATCGCCCTGTACACCGCCGGCCACCTGCGCACGATCAACGACGTCGCCCTCTATCAGCTGGGCCGGGATCTGACCGAAGCCGCCCGCCTGGGCCGCATCCCCCAGTACCAGGACAATAGCCACCTCGCCCGCGTCATGCGCTCGCTGGGCTGGCGCAAGGATGGCTATGTCGGCGAGGGCCATGAACGCAGCCCCCGCTACGTCCGCGTCGCCACACCGCCCCGCGCCGGCTGACATGCTGGCCGGCCCCGACCTTCCCCCGCACCCGGTAAAGCTCGCCGCCATCAGCCTGACCGGCGCCCTGATCGTGTTGGGCGCCTTCAAGGCGATGGGCTGGCTGCTCACCCTGATCACAAGGATCTTCGCATGATGGACTTCACACCCACCGCGCAGCAGATCAGCCTGCACGGGCTCGGCTTCATCCAGGTAAAGCTGAGCGGCAACCAGCGCCTGCATGTCTGGCACCCGGATCTGCCGCGCCGCAGCTGCCACGAGCAGAGCGCGATCCATAACCACCGCTTCAGCTTCATGAGCCATGTGCTGGTCGGAACGCAGGTCAACCGCCGCTGGAAGGTCCGCCCGGCCGAGGAGGGCACCCATGATCGCATTTCCCACGATGGCGCCCGCAGCGACAAGGGCGGCCGCCTGTCCTACGTGGCCGAGCGCGTCTCGATCGAGGAATATTTCCCGAACGCCGACGAGGTCTATCCCGCCGGCCAATATTATCACATGCCGATGCTGCAATATCACGAGACGCCCAACAGCGGGATCGTCGTCACGATGCTGCGCAAGCTGGATGAGGGCGACAAGCATGCGTCGTCTCTGATCACCCACGGCCATGAATTTGATCAGGGCTTTGACCGCTTCCAGATGAGCGACGATGACCTGTGGCGGGTCGTTCTCGACGCAATGAAGGCCGCAGCATGAGCCGACCTGCCGCCGCCATCGTCAACACCGCGCAGGGCGTCGCCTCCTATCTGGATGGGATCAGCGAACGCAAGCGCGCCAATGATGTCCGCCGCCTGTGCCGTAGCAACGTCAACTACCGCAGCCATCTGGCGACCCTTCAAAACGACAATATGCAGCTGCGCGCCCGCGTCGCTGAACTGGAGGCCAAGCATGTCTAAAGCCATCCTGTCCTGCCCCAATTGCGACCGCAGCTGGTCGACCCGCGATTGCGCCGCCCGCGACACCATCGTCTGCGAATGCGGCTTTGGTATCGCCGTGCCAGACACCCGGTCGAAGGCGATTGCCGCCGCAAGCTGCGCGAGCGAAGCCGCCAATGAGCTGCTGAACTTCGCCCGTGAAGGCAACCAGCTGGGCGATACGGCATTTTCCGTGTCGGTCGGCGAAAAGCTGGCCGATGCGTTTCGCCTGTCGATTGAGGCCCAGGGCGGCCCCGACGACGCCGAGGAAGCTCTCTTCTATACCCGCATCCTCGACTATCTTGATCCGCGCCGCGTTTTCTGTGAACCGGCACAATATGAGGCGCGCGCATTCAAGATACCCGATGGCCGCTGGTACATCTGCCGTGCCAATACCGACGATCTTGACGAAGAACAGCGCTTTCTGTCCGAGCATGAGGCGCAGGGCATCGCCGCCATGCTCAACCTTGCCGCACCCGCTGGCGCTGGCCGCACCCCGCTGCCCACACAGGATGAACTGCGCCTGGCGCATGCCATTGTCGACAGCAATCCAGTGCTGCGCGTCTATGCCGCTCCCGAATGGCACAGCCTGACCGAAGATGCGCAGCAGTGGGCCGCCGTGCTGATCCGCGAGGCCCGTCGTGCGCTCGCTCCAGCAGTTCCCGCCGATGTCGCGGCTCTGGTGGTCGCTGCGCGGGAAGTGCTTGATGAATATGGCCGCGAAAGCGTCGACGAATGCCAGGCCGGCCACGACACCCTGCGCCAGCTCGACAAGGCCGCCGAAGCCTTCGCCTCGCGCGTTTGCCGGGACGATGCTGGCGGGTCGCTAAAGGATGCCCATGCAGTCCCATGCACATGCGACCTTCCGGGGGACGCAAGCGATGGCTGACCTTTTGGACTTGATGCGCCCCGATCCAAGGCCGGTATGGCGTGATGGTGCAGTCGTTGCCGATGAAGCGCACCCTAGGCGGGAAGGCGACTTGCAGTTCCTCTGGAATGACTTTCGAGAGGAGCGCGCGGGCGGCAAGTGGTTTCGGTTCGATGCGCGAGATAGCATCTGGCGCTGCCTCGATCCGTTCGGGCACACTGGCATAAATCGGTTGCCGGACCAGCCGCCCGCGCTCGATCGCCATGGCCGCTTCACGCACGAGACTGCGCAATGACCCGGCCGCCCGCCTATCAGCTGGTCCAGATCGCCCGCGAGGAATGCGCCCGCCGCAAGGTAGCGTGGGAGCGCGCGGGCAAGCTGGACAGTCCAGCCGCGCGCGACGATGAAAGCGTCTGGTCCGATATCGAGCATTTTGCCCGCATCCTGAATGGGGAGCGTCGGCCGATATCGTGGCCCGATGAAGACAAGCGCATCATGGCCGAGAATATCGCGACCACCCTGCGCAAGGCGCCGGAAAGCTTCTACGCTTTGCCCGGCAAGGTCCGTGGCCTGCGCGATCTGCAATATGCAATTCAGTTCACCTTGCTCTACACGCTTGAGCGCCCGGTGCCTTTGCGATCGAAAAGGAAAGCCGCATGAATGCGCTTGCCTCGCCGCCGCGCCGCCGTCGGGAAAAGGCGATCTATCCCGGCAAAGTCGCGATCCGCCACGCCAGAGAGGCGGCGGTAGAAATGGGGATTGACCCCGGCGGCCTTGAGATATGTCCTGATGGGACGATCCGTATTTTTGACCGCGCCGCGATTCCGAACGCCGCGCCAAAGGATGAGTTCGACGAATGGCTGCAAAGCGGACGACTGGGGTAGAGGGCGTTCACATCGTGACGTCGCGCAAGGCGGGCAAGCCGGTGCGCTATTACATCTACGCTTGGCGCGGCGGCCCGCGCATCCGCACCGTCGAGGGCGGAGAAAAGCCGACCATCTCGAAAGACGACGTGAAGGCCATCGCGGCCGCGCTGGACGCGGCGAAGCCCGTGCCCAAGGATACAATCGGCGGCCTTGCCGTCTCGTACCGGTCCAGCCCCGAATGGAAGGCGCTGGAGGCTTCCACCCGGGACACATGGGGCAGGGCGCTCGACAAGATCGAAGCGAAGTGGGGCGAGGTGCCGCTACGCCTGTGGTGCAACCCGCGCATGGTGACGCAGGTCGTGAAGTGGCGCGACGCCATGGCGGAAACGCCGCGTGCTGCCGATATCGCTATTGCCCAGCTCAGCCGCCTGCTGGAGTTCGCGCGCTTGCGCGGGCAGGTGACCGTCAACATCGCCACCGGCATTCCGACGCTTTACCGTAGCGCCCAGCGCGCCGAGATCATCTGGACGGAGGACGACTTCTCCACCTGGAACAGCCACAAGAAGGTCAACCAGGCGCTGCGCGACGTCGCCGCGCTGGCTGCCCAGACCGGCCTGCGCCGCGCGGATCTGATCGGCCTGACCTGGTCGGAGATCGGCGATGTCGCGATTACCCGGATCGCGCGGAAGAAGAGCAAGGGCAAGCGCCGGCGTGTCGTCATGCCGATCCTGCCCGCGCTGCAGCAGCTGCTGGACGATTTGAAGACGCGCCCACGCAAGCCGGGCGTGGAAACCGTGCTGGTGACCAGCAATGGCACCAGCTGGTCGGGCAACGGATTGTCAGGCGCGTTCGGGAAGGCGATCCGGGAAACGGATCTGCATCATGTCGACAGCGACGGCGAACGGCAATGGAAGCATTTGCACGACATCCGGGGCACCTATGCGACCAAGCTGATGACAGCCTTCGGTCTAAATCTGACCGATAAGGAAATCGGCGGCCTGATGGGCTGGTCGCCCGAACAGGTCGCGGAGATCCGGCAGCACTACGTCGATGATGCGGCAATCGTAGTAGCTATCGGTGCGAGAATTTCCCGGTCGATGAAATCTTCCAATTAATTCTCATCAGATCGCAATGCGTCCACTTCGAGTCCTTCGTAACTCACTCGGCCCTGCTCAAAAAAATGAAACAGATTATCAAGGCGCCTATAAACGCTAAGCAAGACCTTGGCGGTAACGAGGGTGTTGTCTCCCGTCATGCTCTTAACAGTCGCGTATGAAAAACCCGGAAGTTTTTCAGCCAATGCGTTTGAAAACTGCCCGATGCTACGAGAAATCTCGGCGCTTATCTGTACGTCAGCGCTTGCCTTCAACAGTCCTGCCGACGACAAAAATTTATACAAGACGGTGTACGCCTTGCGAGTTGCTATGGGCTCGCCCGCATAGCTTTGGAGTAAGGCGATCATATCATCGAACGGCTGCCTTTTGGCCTTGATCCTTACAAAGCCGGGCGAATTGTATTGAATGCCGCCGACCCTCAAGGGCGCAGTCGGCATATTATCATTCGCAATGTTATCATAATACCCCTTGTAGGAGCCGCCACCCCGCCACGGCCGATTGAAGGCGTCGGTGATTGACTGCTTCGTGACGTTGCTGGTTCGACCATCCGTGTAGCGCCGGACATCATTAAGAATGTAATAGATGTCTTCTACTTGGCCGTAAAACTTGGAGAATTCGCCCAAATCCCAAGAGCCATCAATCTCGAACCGCTCATCGGCATCTGGAACAAACTCATCCACTACTTTTATGCGATCATGCTCACGCGCAAAAAAGCCAATTTCAGGCAGCGCTTCCTCTAGAAATGCTGAGCCTTTTGAAATCTTTGTCAGATTAACATTAGGGCTCTTGGGATCGTAATTGAAAATCCAATATCGCCGTAAATTTGCGTGGCTCAGCGCAAACCGGAGATCGAACTTTTCCGATTGGTATTCGCTAACCATGCGATTTGTCATGGAGGCGCCCACGAATTGATACTGCCAGTCCGGCTTTACCGGATCGGAGGGAGAAGCGACCGCCAAGATATATTCCTGAGCGTTCTTTTTGAGGAGCATGATTTCGGGCTGATCATACCACAGCAGGCATTGCTTAATGACCGCTGTTTCATCGATTTTGCGGGCCATTACGCTTCCTCCACATGGGCTACATGCGTCGTCAAATCGCAGGTGGCGTACCGCCAAAAATCAAGGTGTTTGCCGGAGCCCGCATGTCTGCCTGACCCGGCCGGAATGTTCAGCGTAGCAATGAAGGGATAGCGCTTTTTCAGACCGCGAAGTTTCCTCATCGCGCTGGGATCAGTGAACATCGAGCAGGAGGCCCAGGCGCAAGCGGTTCCTGTAAAGCCGATCGCGGGTTCTTCGTTCATCGCTGCTTTGGAGGCAAAGCAATCGGCAGAAGGCGGACTCTCTTTCACGAACCGAAAAACCGGCCCGATCGCTTCGTCTGAAGCCTCATTTGGAGGACATTCCAT